TTCCAGCTGCCACAGTACCTTTTACATGGGCTGCAAATGATTTAATTGATATTTATTTATCTTATGAGGTGGCATAATGTTTATTTTTAATCCAATGTTTCCAGATGCAACAAATGAGCAAAAATGGGATCAGATAAAGTTATGGCGTAACGCGCAACTCGCTGCTTGTGACTGGACAATGCACACAGACGCACCAACTGACAAAGTTGCTTGGGCTGCTTATCGTCAATCTTTGCGTGATTTACCTGCGCAGGGTGGTTTAGCTGATGAGGCAAAGTTTCCAAATGAGCCTAAATAGTTACAACGGTTGGCCAGCATCAAAGGATCAAGCTGAGATAGGCATAAAGTCCTATCCTGTGCCTGGCAGCAATATCAAATTGCGGTGCGCTGAAAAGGTTGCACCGTTGCTTGTAGGTTTTGCCGCTGAGTTTCATAAGCTAATTGAGCCAATTGATCAAGGCGCGTTAGATGATTGGGGCTACTGTTTTCGTATGGTACGCGGCACAACTGACAAACTCAGTAACCATAGCTCAGGCACAGCTATAGACCTCAATGCAACACAACACCCTTTAGGCAAAATTGGTACGTTTGAGCCAGGCAAGGTACCTATGATTAAAGCACTAGCAAAAAAATATGGTTTGACCTGGGGCGGCGATTACAAAAATAGAAAAGATGAAATGCATTTTGAGGTAGCTATCAAACCTGAAAAGGTAGAGGCCTTTATTAAAAAATTGGAGCAAACAAATGCCAACTAGCACACAAATCAGCGTAGGATCAACACCTACAGTATTAGCTGCTGCCACAAACTTTGATCAGACCGTATGGCTGCATAACTCAGGCGGCGGTGTCGTTTATATTGGCGCTGCCAACGTAAGTACGACTAACGGCTATAAGCTAGACAATGGCGATAAAATGGAATTGCCCGTAGGAGATCACGAGGCGCTGTACGGCGTAACCGCATCAGGTACTAATACTGTATGCGTACTTACACAAATAAACTAAGGGCATTACAGGAGCTAATCAAATGAAAGAGCAAGCAATTGCAGCTGCTAAGTCTTACGCGCGCGCCGCTTTGGCAAGCGTGGCAGCTTTGTATATGTCGGGTATCACAGACCCTAAAGTATTGGCTAATGCCTTTATTGCTGGCTTAATTGGGCCATTACTAAAGGCGTTACAGCCCTCAGAAAAGCAATTAGGCGTAGGGGCTAAGTAATGGAACAGGCTCAGCTGCTAGTTGGTATAGCTTTAGGTAGTTTTACTATTTTGGGGCTAGCAGCTGGGCTTATACGCCACCTGGTTAAGTTTTACCTGGCCGAACTAAAGCCTGACGGCAACGGCGGCCATAACCTTAGGGGTCGCGTTGACCGTATTGAACAGCGTGTGGATAAGATTTACGAGATGCTGTTAGAGGATCGTTTAGCTAAATAGGGCGTGTCTTATTGCCTTTTGTCAGCCCTTACCCTCATACTTTTGTTACACACGCTGAGAGGGCTACTCAGGTTGGTAGCTTAATCGGCCTTAACAAAGGGCTAAGTAAATGAATAGTGCAGATATATTAATAGCGGCTTTCGCTGCTTTTATCGGTTTTATGTTTATGGTAATCGGATACTCGATCGGTTACAGACAAGGGCACGGCGAGGGTTTTATCCGAGGCCGAGCTATCGCTCAAGCTCTGAAAGAAAAGGAGCTAATTTAATGAAAGATTTTATCGTTCATTTCTGTATTGATCGTGCCTTTCAACCTAAAACACTCCTTTACATAAACCTTATGCCGGATTATGTGGAATACGCATATATGGATGGTAAAAAAACGATTAGCGTAAAGGAGCCAGTTAAATGGGATTTTTAGACAACTACGAGGATGTAAACGCCAGGATTATAAGGGCGCGTGCTGAGTTTCCAACAATGCGTTTGGTTGCTTATATTGAGGACATAGATATAACAAAAGGTTATATATTGGTAAGAGGTGAGGCTTACCGTAATTATGAGGATGAAAAGCCCAGCGCTGTAGATTATGCGTTAGAGATGAGATCAGACCGCGGCGTAAATCTGCACTTTTGGGTAGAAAATGCGATCACAAGCTGTTACGGCAGAGTTATAGGCTTGCTTACACCTGGCGGCATAGCTCGCAGCACAAAGCAGGATATGGAAAAGGTAGAGGCTTTAAGCGCTAAAGATGTTGCCCCTATTACTGATGACCTTTGGGCTACAAATGCCATAGCTGCAACTATTAAAAATGTAGCTGATACGTTAGGTGCCAACGTGGTTGAGGGCAAGCCTGAGTGCATACACGGGGCGCGCGTGTGGCGTGAGGGGGTAAGTGCCAAAACAGGCAAAGCCTGGGGTAATTACAGCTGTGTTGAAAAGAGCAAAGCTACTCAATGTGACCCACTTTGGTATGTCTTTACAAGTGACGGCACCTGGAAGCCTCAAATATGACAAAACAACGGCTGATTAGATACGTGTTGATTATTGAGCTTTTTTTGTTTGGCTTATTGATATGGATAACCTTTAAATGAGCGATTACTCAGAGATTATTAATATCCAAACAATGACAGGCAAACTCTTGCAAAATGGCGAGCTGATAGCTGAGTACAAAGTAGAAACCTGCGATAGATGCGGCAAGATTAGCCAGCTTGATAAGTTTGGCTATCAAAAAAGCCACTCACAAGAAAACCTAATATGGTTTTGTAAGGAGTGCCGCGGTGTTTAAAGTCGTACTAGATGTTAAACAGGCCAACGTAGCCATAGATACAGGCATCATAAGAGCTAAGCGGTATAAAACACAGTATGACGGTGTAAGTACTAAAAAGAATTATGATCAAGAACGCAACGGTGGCAGCTTTGCTGAGTTTGCTACAAAGCAAATAGATGCTGTGGGTGCTGAAACCGCCGCAGCTGAGTACCTGGGCGTAATTGACTATGAGCCCTCAAATGACACGTATAAGGATAAAGCTGACATAGGCCAAAACGTAGAGGTTAAACACACCTACCGCCGTAATGGCAACCTCATCATAAGCAGCATAGACAGAGACAGCGACATAGCTATTTTGGTTATCGGCCGTATGCCTGTCTATGTGGTAATGGGTTGGTTTCCAGTACAGCTAGCCAAAAATGACAAATATAGATCAGAGCTGATAAGCGGTGATAACTACCTGATCCCACGCGCTGACCTGCACCCCATGCAACACTTAGCCTTGATAGGAGACTCAATATATGGATTTCATACGGTTTAATTGTAGAAAATGCTCACAGATTACTGATCAAATAGAGCGCGTAGTAAGCGATAACCTGCCACCTAACGTTAAAACCTTACAATGCTGCAAATGCGGTTGTATGAGCGTGTGTTTGATAGTTGACGTAGATGCCAACGTATGAGTATGAGTGTGTAGTCTGCAAAATTAGATTTACTGTCGTGCGTTCCATACACGAGGAAAACGCGCCATACTGTTGTAACCTGATGATGAGGCAGGTTTATAGCGCTCCAGGCATCAGCTTTAAAGGTACGGGTTGGGGTAAAGATGCTTAAAAAGTTATCCACAACCTGCAAAAACCTGTGGATGACACGCCAAAACTATGCGTTAGTTATCCACAATTTGGCTTTATCCTTGACACGTACGCTAGCATCACAACTCGCTGGCGAGCCGCTGAGGCGGATAGCTCGCAGGCGAAGTTTGGTGCTTGTGGGGGCTATTTGTGTAATTGGGATTACGCCAGCAAATGCAACCAATCCAAACACAGAGCTATATAAACTTTATGCTCATATGAAATTAGGTAATGACAAGCAATATAGATGCTTAGTTACTTTATGGAGATTAGAGAGCAATTGGTCACCAACAGCTAATAACAAACACTCATCAGCTTTTGGTATTCCACAGTTACTAAAGATGAAAGAAACTAACCCTTATAAGCAAATTGATTTAGGATTAAAATATATTAATAGTCATAAGCTGTACAAAGGTGATGTATGCAAGGCTTTAGATAATCACAAGAAAGTAGGGCATTACTGATGAGAGCCAAAGACCCTAGAGATCAAAGACGTTATAAAGCTAGACGATTGCAGGTACTTAATGCCGCAGGTTGGGTTTGCTATTACTGTGGTGGTGAAGCTAATCAAGTTGATCACGTAATCCCGATTGCTAGCGGCGGTGACCCTATGAGCTGGGACAACTTAGTAGCCAGCTGCAAGCGCTGCAACCTAGTTAAAGGCAAGAAGTCACAGGGCGTTTTTTTAGCCACTAAGGACAC